CACACGCCTGCGCCTTTGGGCCACTCCGAAGTATTGAGCGTCAAGCACTCGGTAGGCGAACCCATACCCGAGTTCAGCCAGCGCTCCGAGGAAGGCTCCAAAGTCCCGTCCGCTGTTTGATGACAAGACCCCAGGGACGTTCTCCCAGACCAGCCACTGCGGAGTTTCGCGTTGAGCAAGCCTAAGATACTCGAGTGCCAAGTTCCCACGGTCATCATCCAATCCTCCTCTGAGTCCTGCGATTGAGAATGATTGGCAAGGTGTTCCTCCGACCAAAAGCTCGATTGATCCATATTCTTTCTCTTTGATTGTTGTGAAGTCGCCATGCAATGGCACGTTGGGATAGTGATGTTCCAAGACCTTTCGGGGGAACTTATCTATCTCAGAAAAGAAAGCAGGCTGCCAACCTAGATCACGCCAGGCGACTGTTGCAGCCTCTATGCCCGAACAAACAGAGCCGTATCGCATCGTAGTACCCGTGGAATAGCCATGGAATAGCCTTTATCTTCTTGACCAAATCTCTATGGATTCGTGCGTATCATCACAGAACGGGCAGTCAAACTCATACATAGGAACCTTGCCTTCCACAAAGCCAAGTATCTCTGCCTTCTCTGCTTCAAACCAATCAAGCAAGCAAGCAGCCCATAACTTTCTCACTAGACCATGCTTGCCCATTCTGTGAGCGTGATATTCTTCTTCCAAGGTCATTAGAAGCCGGTCTGCCGTGACCTGCGCGAAACCTCTCGCCTTACAACTTCTTCGAGTGTTTTTGGTAATAGCGCGTTGAAGTACTTGCCGACATGCCTGCGGAATATCTCCCTAGCAGGATAGGTCGGTTTCTGACGCCTATCCCCCAGCGCCCAGCTAACCTTCAGTCTGATTTTACCGCGAGACTTGCCCGCCTTGGTGTATCCCGTCTTGCCCATCCTTCTCCAAACGCCGCGATATTTCTCGCCCGTCTTGCCTTTCGGGATGCCAAAGAAGAATTTACTATCGCTTGCTTTCTTGTTGATGTACTTGTTAGGGATGTTGCCGTGCTTTGTTAATCGCAAATCAACAGGTCGATTCAATTTTTTATGGTTATTATCAGAAGCCTTTTCCTGGCCCCCATCGATTATTAATCGCATATAACGAGATGTGGCTTCAGTAAAGTAAACCTGCCCCGCCAAGTTTCTTTTACTGCCAACGCGATACCGAATGCCACGCTTAGTAAATCCAACCGGCCCGCCATCAATAAGCCTATCCATCGCTTTTTGCTGAACCTTGCGATGCTCAAACATTGTTTGCTTGATAGTTTGGTGTATTACAAAAGGAATTTGAGAACGCCATGCCGGGTCAACAAATGACTCAATCTCTCTCTGATTAATCTTGAAGTCTATCCTCATAATCAATGCCTAACGAATGGAAGCACGTTACTTTCGTGCTGATGAACGACTAGATTTCCGCTGTTGACAAGCTGGCTTAGAGAAGTGGTCGTTGCCTTGCACCACCCTATGGTTGCCGATATTACAAAGTTGAAAGCATGTTGCTGATACGCTTCCGCGACCAACATCTCTAAATGATGCCCATCCCATAAATTTTTAACAATGTCCTCATGGAATGTTACATACATTGCCGCAATCCATACCTCATCCAAGCGATCCATGTATTCAACAATATCCAGATCAGCCGTTAAGGCTATCTCACGAATAGTGATGTCGGGCATGACAAAACCTGGTGGATCAACATGCAGTGATCTGTACTCAATTGTCAGGTCTTCAAGTTTCATCGCTTCCCCTCGCAGTAACCATGGAATAGCCATGGGATAGATTAGTGCCGTGGTTGACTCAATTTACAGTCCCATGATCGGCCCCCTGCAAACATTAAGTCTTTCGATGCCACGGCTCACCGTAGGAGTGTTGGGGCCAAACCTATTTTACCACTCTAAAGATTTTGGCTCTCTTTTTCTTTTTCATTGATGCAGGGCATCTAACAATTTCAAGCGGCGGCTCCTGTGCAGCCCATAATGTTGTAACTGACCCATCCCGCGTGATTGCCATATCTTCGCCAAATCGCTCTGCCATCTGAGTAGCGGCCTGCATAGCAATAACCATGTCTTCAGAATCCAGTATATCCATCACGTCCCAACCACGGTATAAACTAGTGACAGAGCGACCACAAATAACAGGGCCACGAACGCTTCATTGATCTCCATTCAGCAACTCCTTGTATCTTCTGAATCCATCGCGATCTTGCAACGCCTCATCAATAAATTTCAAGTATTCACGTTCTAGCAGTGCCGAACGATGGATTTCGGTTCTGAGATATACCAGTTCCATCGCCATAGCCAACTGCTGCTTTGATGATAGAGAGTTCCAGTGATACTTTTGGCTTACAAATTGATCTAGTAAACGATCATCGATTGGTTTCAAATCTACGGTTTCCATATCACCTCCGTTAGTTGAACCGCTGAAGAGAAAGTAACACATAGAAGCTGTTGCGCTTATATTTTGTTGTTATAACTAGTTGTAGCTTATTATCTTATATTCTGGATCTATCTCTGCTTTCCGCACCTCTTCTCTGTAGTGCTTGGCTATTTCAGCGCGCAGTCCTCGATTCGTTTTCATTATGCCTTGTGACTTTTCTCTCAATATTTCCATATGACCAGGGCCGAGTAGTTGCTGGCATAACCGAGCCATCTCTAGTGGGTTCTCAGTCATTACGCGGTGATGGTGATGGCACATGGTGATCGCATTATCCATACTCCACCTAACGGCCTTATTTCTGCGTCCGTAAATATGACAGCACTCAAGAGTCTCTGTTTTCTCGCAAACAACACATCCACCATCGCGAGCTCTAACAGCCTTGGAAAACCAGATATCTGCCGAATCTCGCTTAACCGCCATTATCGGCCTCGCCTTTGAGCAGCTTTATGATTAGCTCATCTGGTTCAAAAGTAACCTCTTCCTCAACCTCTAAAGCATCTTCCCATAGCTCACCAAAACCATCTATATCCATGGCTATCGTGATCCCTTCGGGGAAGCTGTCGGTGTATACATCAGTATGTTTCGGCTGCGTTAAGTTTGTGTGCGCCCCAGCAATCGTCGTTGTTAGGAACAGGGCTTTGCCAGTAGGCAGAGGAACTTCAATAACATTCATCATAGTCTTGGCCTCACGGTGATCCTGGCTACTTCGCCATCAACCTTGTGATAAGTGATTACCTTGGCACCCCTACCTGATACCCAGCCGCCCCTCGCGGCGTATGCGTCCCTTCCAGACAAAGTCGGATGTTGCTCTGCAATGGCACCTCCATCTTCTATTAGGCGTTCGTGGTGGTAATGACCAGTATGGATGTAAGTGTAGTCTGCCTGGCCCCACATCTCACGAAATCGTGGCTCACTAGCAAACAATTTGTGAAGCTGCGCCATCTTTACCTTGTGCCCATGATGGAAGCCCAGCATGGTTCTACCGTGTAAGTGCGCGTAGTAAGGAAAGTCATTATCAATAACTTGCAATCGCGGCTCGTTAGTAAACAAGTGTTTGATGTGCTTCCTCAGCCAAATGCTTCCAGAAATATCATGATTCCCCTCTGCTGACACAACAATCACTTTGTCAAACCGTCGCAGCATCATCATCACTGCCTCTGCCATTACCGACATCGCAAGTTCAACCAATTTGCCGTATCGAGTGTCTGCATCGAGAATGTGACCAGACTGTGGCGTTACGCTCAATATCCCATCCCAGTGCAGGAAGTCCCCTAGCTGGCATAAAACGCCAGTACCTGACTTTGGTGATGCCTTGATCATATCGTTAACAGAGTTAAGGAAAACATCCCGGGCAATGTGCACGTCCCAATCATCACCGGTTTCAGCTTCGTAAGCGTACATGCCCAAATGAAAGTCTGTGATAGTTAGAAGCGTAAGTAGTTCGCCATCTGAGCCCTTTGGGGCGGGCACCGGCTTGAATTTGCCGAGACCCTCTTGTGCAGCCTCAACACGTTCAACAAGTATTTCAAATTGACGCCGCTCATCAGTCTGCGACTTAACCCATTGCCGTACCGGGTTGCCATTCTCATCATAGAACGTAGACACTCCCTTTATCTTATGACCATCAGGTACCGGGTGTAGCCAATTATTTTCTGGGCTATACCCCCTTCGCGTAGCCCGGTCTTTCACCGCCCTAATATGATCGCGTACCGTGCTCCGAGACACCTTCATTTGGTCTGCGGCAACCCTGTGAGACAAGCCCTCAATAACACAAAGACTGACCGCGGTCTCTTGCTTTGTCGTTATGCAAAATTTTAAAAGCGGATGTTCCACTTTAGCCCCCCTTGAGTTTCATGTACTCCGAATCTGCTGGACAAGTTAACGTAACACCACAATCTAACGCCCACGCCAACACCTGATCCATAAACTCGCACATCTCTCCCGGTGACAGGTCACTAGTGTGTCGAACCTGCCCTTGGATTACCGTATTGTTGCAATAAATGTCCTCTGTGCCGAGAAACTTGTTTTTCAGCATCATCGCCATTCGTTCTTTGTCAATATCGGCTCCACCCGCCCGAAAGTGCCGAGCCATCTCATCGCACCACATCCACCAAAGCGCTTTTTGAGATTTCGACGCTTTGCCAGAATATCTGGACACCCTCCATTGTACAGGGTGTTCCCAGTTCCATTCACGCTCTAAATATTGCGCGAAAAACTCAATCCGATCGCTTAACTCCTCTTTGTTTTTTACCAACCAAAACTCACCCATACGGATCTACTCCGACCTCGCGCTCAATCATAATATCGATATAGTGCTTCGCTTTGCGAAGATCCTCAATGCCGTTCTTAGTGCGCCAGCGGGAAATATATTTAATTACCGCATGTTCGCAAATGCCTAAATCATTCTCCAAAGCATACTCTAAGGGCTGCACCTTGAATTCCTTATAGTGATCCCCGCCTACTTGTTGATCCAAACTGCTCATATCTCCTCCACGATTACTGCTCTACCATCAGAGCGCTTCTTGAACGTCTGCCCATTATCTTCCCAAAGCTTAAACGTCCCCTCAAAGCGAAGGTGCCTTTGCTTCGCCAATACCAACTTAAATCCTGGCTGATCCAGAATCTCTTTTTCTTTATCGTTAAGGGGTATGCCCATGTCAGCAGCTTCCTGTATACGAGCTCTTCGCTTGTTGTGCCAGCATATGAATAACATATGCGCCTGATCCACAATAGTTCCACCGCCCCTCACATCAAATCGAGTGGGTAAGTACTCATCTCCACCCGATTGCGGTTTCCGCACATGGTGTACTACCGCGATATGCACATCCTTAGCTTCTGCCATACCAATTAACTGATTGCAGAAAAGCCGCTCTCGCTCAATGTCATCTGTCACCCCACAAAATTGCAGGTTGTCCAAAACGATAAACTTACAGCCACGATCTGCCATCGCCGCGATCGCGCCCAGCGCCTCCAGCGGTGTCACCCCGCCTAACGCTCTATACCAGCAAACCCGCTCATGCACCCAACTGGAGAAGCGTCTGGCGTAGCCCTCAGATACTGCGTCGGACGCCGCGGCTTGCTTGCACATCATATAAGCCTGATCCTCAAGCTTCATCTCAAAGCTGGCTATCCCTACCATTGCTTCCCGGGCAACGTGCAAAGCTACCTGCGAAATACACGTACTCTTTTTGTGTCCGTTGATCCCGCACCAGAGGCTAACCGCGCCGGTATGCATACGAACCAAGTCATGTGTATCGCCCCAGGGCAAGGTAAACCCCGAAGGATCTCCCCCACCATGCACCCGACTCATGAACTTATCTTCAAAAGCGTTGATGCCAACTACGTCAGCAGCTTCACTCTTAGCGAAGATATCCTGCAAATCCTTATCAGTGAAATCAAACCTTCTTTCCTGTATCACCTATCGAACTCCCGTATCTCATTAGTTTGTTTTGGGAAGACTGATCGCCATCCGCACTCAATCGCCTTATCTACTGCTTCACGTTGGTCTTCAAAATCGCACCTCTTCAACTTATTTGCTACCAACGTCAAAGCCCTCTCCGTTGTCGGAGCCTTAAACTTCTTGCGATAACTCACCCACTCTTTCCATGCTTCCGGGTCAACCCCGTCAGGCACTTTACGACTACGTTTTTTCTTTTGGTGGTTAATTGATGGTTCTATGGTGGTTAGAGTACGGTTTTCCGTACTGCTAGAGGTATTGAATTCCGTACTGCTAGAGGTATTGAATTGCGTACTAGTAGAGTCAGTATCGAATCCCGTACTACTAAGCCTTAACGTATAAATAGTGGACTTGTTGTGTCGCTGATTCCTAACAATTAAACATCGATCCTCAAACACAGCCAGCGCCCGGGCAACGGCATTTCTAGTGGCACCGCTACGATCACATATATCCTGATATGAGGGATAGCATTGTGCACTTGCGTCAGCCCTATCAGCCAAGGCAACGAGGATCGCTTTTTGAGTGCTAGTTATCCCCCGGACTCTGTTTAAAGCCCAGTTAATGGCTTCAATACTCAATGCTGCTTAGTGGCCTGGGCCACAACCTCCGTCACAAAACCGTTGGCCTTACCTGACCTCCGGAGAGCCTCTCTGAAACGCTGTTTATCACCCCTAGAGGGAGGCTTGCCAACGACTCTATCGTGCTCCCAAAGCTCAATCACAAAGTCGTCAGCCGTACTTTGAGGAAGTCGCCGCCTAGATTCATGCCTGTAATGGCTTTCTGGGAAAAGATCGTCGTAATTAAGGTTAAGGGCGTCAAGAACTTCAGTAGCTCCGCAACCAGCTTTGCAATGGATTAGAACAACCCCATCTGCTTTTTCTGTGATGTGCAAGCTGGGTGATCTATCGTCATGAGCGGGGCATACCGCAACCCAGCGCCCGTCTCCAAGTGTCTTATATTTTTCAACTCGATCAAGTAGCTTTTCTGCTGTCATCAACGCCCCCTACTGCGTGATATAATGAGCGACCCTCCACCCCCGTGGACTTGCCCCCGAAAGGGGGCTTTTTTCATTCAATGGGCCAAGTAAAGAACTCGGCAAGCCCAATCCCCAATCCAGCGCATATTCGCTCAACTGTATG